GGAGTAGAGCTATACCGCAAGTACCGGCCGCGACTGTTCAAGCACGTTGTAGGGCAGGACGCTGCTGTGTCAGTCTTGCAACGGTTGGTCAAGCAGAAGAGTGTTCCACATGCGATCTTGTTCAGCGGTCCGAGTGGGTGCGGGAAGACGACCCTGGCTCGTATCCTCCGGAGGAAGTTGGGGTGTGGAGATCTGGACTTCGCAGAGCTGAACATAGCTGACTTCAGGGGGATCGATACCATTCGGGAGATCCGAGCAAGGATGCACGCTGCCCCCATCTCCGGGAAGTGTCGTGTGTACCTAATCGATGAGGCACACCGATTGACGGCGGATGCACAGGATGCCTTCCTGAAGATTCTGGAGGACACCCCGGATCACGTCTACTTTTTCCTCTGTACGACGGACCCAGGCAAGCTCAAGCAGACCGTCCGGACCCGATGCACAGAGGTCCAGCTCCGATTGCTATCGACCGAGGAGCTACGAGAGGTGGTGCGTCGGGTGTGTAAATCGGAGGGTATGAAGCTGAGTCAGGATGTTGAGGATGCGTTGGTGGAGGCAGCCGGTGGGAGTGCTCGCAAGGCTCTCGTGTTGTTGCACTCCGTCATTGGGCTGAAGGACGAAGATCAGCAGTTGGAGGCCATACGGCGTGAGGACGCGGAGCAGGAGGCCATTGAAGTTGCCCGGTTGCTGTTCAAGCCCAGGGTGTCCTGGTCTCAGGCTGCGGCTGTACTGAAGCAGTTGAAGGCCGATCCGGAACAGGTCCGCTGGCTCGTGCTATCCTACGCTCGGACGGTACTGTTGTCAGGCACGCGGAACATGCACAGGGCGGCCGAGGTGATCGACGTGTTTTCCAGGCCGTTCTACGACAGCAAGGACGCGGGGCTGGCGTTGGCGGTGTGGGAGTTGGTGGTTGGTTTCAAAGAGTGAGGAGGTGCGACGTGGCTGGAGACTATGACTCTGTTTCTGCGTTGAGTAAGGACATCCAGCGGGACGTGGAGGTGCAGGAGCACCTTCTGGACCAGGAATGGAAGCGACAACCGGAGCTGGTGTTCAAGTACGGCATGATGCTGGCCGACGCTAGGCGGGAATTGCAGCGAGCGGAGCGGATGCTGGTGGATCGGAAAAACGAGCTGTCCAGGGACATCCGTGAGAATCCGGAGGCGTATGGACTGGCCAAGGTGACGGAGTCAGCGATCCAGACGGCCATTGAGTTGGACAAGCGATATTTGGATTGGCGGGATGAGATCGATCAGTTGAGGTATGAGGTGGGAGTGCTGGCGGCGGCGATGGAGGCCCTACAGCACAAGCGTAGGGCGTTGGAGAAGCTGGTCGATCTGTACCTGGCCGACTACTACGAGGCCACGCCGAAGGTGAAGGCTGCGGACAAGGACAAGGTGCAGAAGAAGGCGACGCGTCGTCGGGTGAGAATCGGAGGCAAGCAGAAATGACGGTCGACTTTTTTATGAGGGCTGTGGGGGTACTGTTGCTGATGTTTGTACTCCCGTTCTTTGTGCATCTGATCTGTTTGCTGGCGTCCTATGGCATCGCCAGTGGACAGTTCAGAGCCCTACGAGAGCACTTGCAGGAAATGCGGAAGATGCGGTTGAAGGACGGTTCTGTCTCCAGAGAAGCGGAGGTGTAGCATGGCCAAGGTACGACCCAAGAAGACCAGAGCCTCGAAGCGTCGGGAGGAGCGTCGGCGGGTCAGTGCTCGACGACGGACGAAGGAGCACCGGACGCAGTTCGACAGCACCACCATTCGACTGCCGGATGGTTGGGAGTTGTTCAAGGTGGAGAAGCCCGGAGTGAAGAAGATCGACATCCTCCCGTTTCGGGCCGGGAAAGGAAACCCGTATGCCGAAGAGGGTGAACCATACTTCGAGCGAACCTACTTTGTGCATCGGGACGTGGGAGCCGACAGTCGGCAGTACGTGTGTCCGCTGAAGACGGCGAACAAACGGTGCCCGATCTGCGAGTACCGTGGCAAGCTGGTCCGGGACCCGGACGCCGACGAGGATTACATTGCCAGTCTGGCTCCCAAGGAACGCCAGCTCTGGATTGTCCGGGACCTGTCCCAGCCGGACGGCGACCCTATGCTGTGGGACGTCAGCTACCATCTCTTTGGCAAGTTGCTGGACGTCAAGATCAGGAACGCCGACGAGGAGGATGGGTACGATCTGTTTGCCGACCCGGAGGAGGGCTTTACTCTGCGGGTGGTGTTCGAGGAAAAGAAGTTTGGGGGGTTCAGCTTCTTTGAGGCTGCTGATATCGAGTTCAAGCCTCGGAAGAGGAAGTACTCCCCTGACATCGTGGACGAGATGCCGTGTCTGGACGACCTGCTGGTAATCTTCCCGTATGATAAACTCAAGGCCATCTTCCTGCAGGCCGAAGAGGACCCCGTTCCCGAGGACGACGAGGCCGAGGATTCGGAGCCGGAGCGGACGAAGTCGAAGAAGCGTAAGCGACTCAAGCCGGAACCGAAACCGGAACCGGAAGATGACGAAGACGAACTCGATGACGGGTTCGAGGATGACGAAGACCTGGACGAAAGCGAGGAGGAAGATCTGGACGACGACGAGCTGGACGACCTGTTGGAAGACGACGAGGAGGATGAAGACGATCTGGAAGAGGAACCGGAGGACGACCTCCCTTTTGACGACGATGACGATGAATTTGAGGAGGAAGAGGAACTGGAACCTCCCAGATCGAAACGTCGGAAGGTGAAGCCGAAGAAGAAGCGTTAGGAGGCCAAGCCGTGGTCAAGGTTCGGGTTGGTGGTAGGGTGGGCCGTGTCGAAAAGGAGCCCGTGGCCGCGACACGGCCCGTTCTTTTCGGTGGCCGTACCGGAAGTGTCGATCCCGATGACCTGCTCAGTACTGGGAGCACGCTGTTGAACCTGGCGTGCTCTGGGGACTGGCGGGGTGGTTTTATCAAGGGCCATTACTTCTTCCTGGTTGGGGACACGGCCAGTGGAAAGACGTTCCTGAGTCTTACTTGCCTGGCTGAAGCGGCTCGCGACCCCCGTTTCAAAGGATACCGGTTCGTCTTCGACGACGTGGAACGCGGGGCATTGATGGACATGGAACGGTTCTTCGGCCGGGCGATGGTGGAAAGGTTGGAGCCTCCGGCTGTTGATGAGGATGGCGAGCCAGTATTCTCCACCACGGTGGAGGAGTTCTACGCTCACTTAGAGGAGAACCTGGACCGGGGGCCGTGCATCTATGTACTCGATAGCATGGATGCCCTGTCCAGTTCCTACGAGGTGCAGCGGTGGAAGGAGCGTAGGGAGGCCATCCGGAAGCGAGAGAAGCTGTCCGGGGACTACACCGATGGCAAGGCCAAGAGCAACAGCACCGGCTTACGTGCTGTGCTGGGGAAGGTGATCGAGACCGATTCGATCCTCATCATCGTCAACCAGACCAGGGATAACATTGCCAGTCCATTCGGAGGGAAGACCAGGAGTGGGGGACATGCTCTCAGTTTCTATGCGGCTCTGGAGATCTGGTCGTCGGTCGACGGGAAGATTCAGAAAGTTGTCAGGGGCAAGAAGCGGACCATTGGGATCGTCAGCAAGCTGACTGTGAAGAAGAATCGGGTCACGGGCAAGGTCAGGGAGGTGTCCATCCCGATCTTTTATTCCTACGGCATCGACGATCTGGGAAGCTGCGTGGACTATCTGGTGACCGAAGGTCATTGGAAGAAGGGACGGCAGGGGTCGATCTCGGCTCCGGAGTTTGATTTCAAGGGTAAGAGGGATCGTTTGCTGGCACACATCGAGGAGAACTCCCTGGAGACCAAGTTGCGGAAGCTGGTGGCGAAGGTGTGGAGGGAGGTGGAGGAGCGGTGCGAGGTGAAGCGGAAACCGAGATTCAGTTAGAGAATCCGTGGCTGGTGGTTGACTGTAACTACGTCTGCACCAGGCTCTACCATCGTTTTCGTCCCACGGAGGAGGCCGAGGTCCCATATCTCGTGGCCGGTGGATTTTTTGATGAGATCGTGCGGGTTGCTGATCTGTTTGGTACTCGGAGGGTGGTATTCTGCTTCGACAGTACTCATTCCATCCGGAGACAGATCTGGCCGCAGTACAAGAGCAACCGACGGGAGCGGATGAGCAGGATGGAGCCTGGAGAGAGGAGGTGTTACCTGGCCATGTTGAGGTTTGTGCTCCGCTTGCGGAGACGAGTACTACCGTGGCTGGGATTTCGCAATGTGTTTTGTGCGGGTGGCTACGAGGCCGACGATGTGATCGCCAAGTTGGTTCGTGGACCTGCTCGACCGGCCGTTGTGCTGGCTGGAGATAACGATCTTTTTCAGCTACTCGACGACGAGGTGGTGGTCTTTGACCCCCGGAAGAACAAGGTGATGGACTTCGAGAGGTTTGAGCGGGAGGTCGGGGTTCCAGTCGGGTGCTGGTAT